AAAAAGGAAGGCGAAGATAAAAAGTGGCTGGCTAAAGTTTTATTTGAAAAAGAAATAGCAAATAATTTAAAGTTTAATGCTTTTGCACAGACAGATGGAAACGAAGATATTGGTGGAGCACAGCTTACACATTCATTTGATAAAGGTGGCCGTGTTGGTTTAGAAAGTGGTGGTAATCCACTTGATAAAATGAAAATGAATCGCAGAGGCTTCATAGGTCTGCTTGGATCGGGGATCGCGGCTTTAGCTGCAGGTGGTAAGGGTTTATTTACCGCAGCGCCAAAAGTTGCAGAAGTAATATCTACAAACGCCATACCTTTGGTTGAAGGTATGCCGAGGTGGTTTCCACTTCTAGTAAATACAATTAAAGATAAAGGTATAGTGATTAGAAAGTCTGAACACAAAGAAATTACCGATGAAAATATAAATATTGTTGAATATAAATTAACAGATGATTCTTTAAAGGCAAGTGATCTCTATATGGAAGAAAATCTTAATACTGGTGAAATAACTATTTCGGGTCGAGGAGATGATTATCAACAAGTTGAATTAACCTTTACACCAGGGGAGAGAATGGTTGATGTAAAAACAGGAACTCGTAGGGAAGGACCTCCTTCTTTTGATGCACAAGCACAAACTCAAAGCGCTGGACAAGCTGAAAAAAGAGATGGTTTTCTTGGAAACCAAGATACTACACCAGACTTAATGGGAAAACACCCTGTGACAATTAGCGAAAAAGGTACATTTGAAGCATCGGAATTTCAAAAAGGTCACGAGGGATGGGCTGATGTTGAAAACTTTGGTGGTGTAGATGATTTAAAAGGAGATTTAAGTTCTTGGGAAGCGATCGCTGTAAAATCAAAAAAAATAACTAAAGAAGATGTAGATGCTGAAATTAGAAAATTTATGGAAACTTACAAAGGTCCAGAAGAACCAAATATGGCAAAAGGCGGTCGTGTAGGTTTTGCAAATGGTGGTTTTGGTTATGGAGGATCTGGATCAGAAGGAGATCTTTCTGTTGCCCAAAGGACGGGTTTTGATCCAAATACAGCCGAAGGTGCTTATAGTGTAGTGAAAGGTCTTCCAGGTCTTATGCGTTTATATGAAGAACAGTATAAACCACTTACTGATCGTAGGCTACAAAACTTTGATCCAACTTGGGGTACTGTTGCAGGAAATTCAGCGACGCATTCACTAGAACAGCGGAGAGCTTTGGTAGACAAATGGCAACAACGGATGGATGAGGACATACTTAAAGCAGAGGAATATTATGGATTTAATCCATCAGATGATCAAAGAAAAATGCTTATTGATAATTTTGGTGATATGGGAAAACATAGGTATTGGTCACATTCAGGACAAGGCACTAGTCAAGAGCAATTATTTTATGCTAAACAAGCAGACGCAATGGCTAAACAAAATTTAAACCAATGGTTACCAACACAAGAAGGTTTATTTAATAAAGGTGGTCGTGTAGGTTTACAACAAAGAGGATATGCTCATGGTGGATTAACACGTACAGTTCCACCGCAAAGGGGACCATTAGCCAATGGCATTGGCACAAGATTTAAGGAGAGACAAATATGGCGATAGATAAATCTGCAAATTTTGCAGCACCGAGAAAAACGGTAACCATTCCAGGGAAGCAAGCACAGCAACAACAACAAATGGAATTGCTGGCTCAACATCAAAACCAACAACCTGTAGAAGTTACACCTTTAGATGATGGTGGCGCAGAAATTAATTTTGATCCTTCTGCACTAAACCAAGAAGGTTCTCAATTTCATGGAGAGAATTTAGCAGATATTTTAGATGACAATACATTACATAAAATTAGTTCTGATTTGGTAAAAATTTATGATGATTGTAAATCTTCAAGATCAGATTGGGAAAACACATACACCAAAGGAATGGATCTTTTAGGTTTTAAATATGAAGATAGAACACAACCATTTCAGGGAGCATCGGGCGCAACTCATCCAGTTTTAGCTGAAGCTGTTACTCAGTTTCAGGCATTAGCTTATAAAGAATTATTACCAGCAGATGGTCCGGTTAGAACTCAGATTATGGGTATGGTTAATGTAGAAAAAGAAGAGCAAGCAAAACGTGTAAAAGATTTTATGAATTATCAAATCATGGTTGAAATGAAAGAGTATGAACCAGAGTTTGATCAGCTATTATTTAATTTACCACTATCAGGTTCATCATTTAAAAAAGTTTATTATGATCAATTATTAGGTCGTTGTGTTTCTAAATTTGTTCCAGCAGAAGATTTATATGTTCCATACAACTCAACATCTTTAGAGGATACAGACACTATTGTACATAAAATTAGAATGTCAGGTAATGATTTATTGAAACAACAAATATCAGGTTTCTATAGTGATGTAGCTGTTGAAGAAGATATTAATTCAGACTCAATTACAGAGAAAAAAAAGGAACTCATAGGAGTTGAACCAGTCGAAGATGAAATGTATTCGGTACTAGAGTTTCATACAAATTTAGACTTACCGGGTTTTGAAGAAAAAGATCAAGAGGGACAACCTTCGGGATTAAAGGTTCCTTATTTAGTTTCAATTGATGAAGGATCAGGAAAAGTTTTATCTATTCGAAGAAACTATGATCCACAAGATCCAATGAAAAAGAAAAAAGATTATTTTGTTCACTTTAAGTTTTTACCAGGACTAGGCTTTTATGGATTCGGCCTTATCCACATGATCGGCGGTTTATCAAGAACTGCCACTTCTGCTCTAAGACAACTCTTAGATGCAGGCACCTTGGCTAATCTCCCGGCCGGATTCAAACAAAGAGGCATCAGAGTCAGAGACGAAGCTCAACCGTTGCAGCCGGGCGAGTTCCGTGACGTAGATGCACCTGGTGGAAATTTAGCTGATTCGTTTTTACCTTTACCATTTAAAGGACCGAACGCGACTCTTTTACAATTGATGGATTTTGTAGTTCAATCCGGTCAGCGATTCGCGGGAATTGCTGATATGCAAGTTGGTGATGGTAATCAATCAGCAGCAGTAGGCACAACCGTCGCGTTATTGGAACGCGGATCGCGGGTTATGTCAGCGATTCATAAAAGAATGTATGCAGCAATGAAATGTGAATTTATGTTATTAGCAAAATGTTTTGTAACGTATTTACCACCACAGTATCCGTATGATGTTATTGGTGGACAACAAGAAATTTTCCAAAGAGATTTTGATGATAGAATTGATATTATACCTGTAGGTGATCCTAATATATTTTCACAAACACAAAGAATTAGTATTGCACAAACACAATTACAATTAGCGATGTCTAATCCTAAAATGCATAATATGTATCAAGCATATAGAGATATGTATGATGCGTTAGGTATAAAAAATGTTAATACAGTACTTCCACCTCCACAAAAGCCTGCTCCAATGGATCCGGCAGTGGAAAACATGCAGTCTATGGCAGGAAAACCATTCCAAGCATTTCCAGGACAAGACCATCAAGCACATATGGATGCGCATTTAACATTTATGGGTACATTCATGGCTCGAAATAACCCACAAGCACTCTCTTTATTACAAAAAAACTGTATGGAGCATATTGCTTTGATGGCACAAGAGCAAATACAGATGGAATTTGAGGAAGAAATGGCTCAAGCACAACAAATGCAGGCAATGGTACAGCAAGCAGGGCCTCAAGGAGCTCAAGATCCGCAAATTATGGAGATTCAACAACAAATGAAGCAACTTTCAGAAAAAATTGAGTCCAGAAAGGCTCAATTAATCGCTCAACATACGACTGAGTACGCTGAAGAAGAGAAAAAGGTCTTAAATCAGCTTGATAGTGACCCATTATTAAGATTAAAGTCCGATGAAGTTCAAATTAAGGCCCAAGAAGAGCAAAGAAAAGAAAAATATGACGAAGAAAGGGCAAATTTGGACACATTGAAGCTTTTACAAGGAAAAACTGAATTTGACCAAAAATTAGACCAAGATGATGAACATGCGAAGCTTAGAGCCGCTGTTTCACTCGCAAAAGACGGAATTAAGGAAATGAACGCAACCATTAAGTCTGGAGATAGGTAATGCCTCATTCTTATCAAGAGATGTCTGATATGTTTGGAGGTAGGATTAATAGACCTAATTATGACCCTAATAAACGCGGTTTAGTTGATGGACCAGGTGGATATTGGGGAGCACATCATGGTGATCCAACTGGTACTACTGGAGTGGGTTCTGTAGGTCAAGGTAATCTTGGTCTTGGTGGTGGTTGGGGTCCAGGTGTTGGTAATCCTGATGCTGTTACGTATGGATTAACAAATGAGTCTGATCAGTATGGTGGTTGGTTAACGCATGGAGAAGATGGTGAAACTGTAAAATATGGAGAATTAACTGAGGAAGGTGAATTTGACCCTTATGCTTCTGGAGTGGTATCATGGGGATATGGACCGCAGATAGGTGGTGAGATGCACCATGATGTAGAAAGACAAGCGTACGAGCCGGGATTTCATGACCCGACTGTAATGCGGGACCTAGTAAAAACAGATCCACTACACGCGGAACTTTATGATGATCTTAAAATAACACCAAAGATGGTAAAAGATGTTACTGATACAGACATTTCTGCATTGGCTTCACATCTAGGTATGTCTGTGAGTGATTTGAATAGATCATATAATGCGGAGGCGGTTAAAGCATTTTCTGCAGAATTTGCAAATCAGACTTCTTTAGCTAATCAGTATGACAGAGTAAAAGGTTGGTTAACTGATAAAATAGGAACACTGACTTCTACTCCAG